TGGCGCGCGGCGGACGGACGCTGTTTCCCTCTCGCGTGTTTGCGCCCGATGAAGTGCAGCGGGTGATCAAGAGCGGGCATCAGAGCCGCAAGATCGGCGCCTTTGTCACCAAGGGGTTTGCCAAGGGCTGGCCGATTTACACGCTGACGCTGGAAGAGCGGGCGACCTGCCCGCGCAGCTGCACTGAGTGGCTGAGTTGTTACGGCAACAACATGCAAGCCGCCGAGCGGATTGAGGACGGGTTGGACCTGCATCTGGCGATCGAGGCCGAGGTCGCCGCGCTGGCGGCGGCCAATCCGGCGGGCTTTCTGGTGCGCTTGCACGTTCTGGGGGACTTTCCTTCGGTCGCGTATGCCGCGCTTTGGCGGCGGATGTTGGCGGCGTTCGACGGGCTGCATCTGTTCGGCTTTACCGCGCACGATCCGGCATCCGAGATCGGCAAGGCGGTGGCGATGCTGGCGGCGGATTTCGGGTGGAAGCGGGCGGCGATCCGTTTCTCCGGCCAGCCCCACGAAGCGCGTGCGAGCCGCGTGCTGGAGGCGGGCGAGTCTGTCGAGGCGGGTAGACTGTGCCCTGCCCAGAGCGGGGCGAGCGATTGCTGCGCGACCTGCGCGCTGTGCTGGCATTCCGACCAATCGATCCTGTTCCGGAGGCATTGATGAACGACGTCGCGCGGATTGAGAACTGGCAGCCTGCCAGCGTTCACCATCGCTGCCGCAAGCAGGTGGCCGAGGTGTTCGGCATCGATGATGCGGTGTTGCTTTCGCGCAGCCGGAAGGGCCCGATTGCGCAGGCGCGGCAGGTGGCGATGTACGTGCTGCGCAAGCGGTTCAATCTGTCATTCCCCTGCATCGCCAAGGTCGTTGGCGTGCGCGATCATTCGACGACGCTTTACGGCGTGCGGATGGTGGAAGAGCGTATCGAGCGTGATCCGGCGCTGCGGGCGATGGTCGGGCAGCTGGTGATCGGGCGCACGGGCCGCAGCTATGACGCGCATATTCTCGCGCGCGCGGCGCATCTGGCGGATCAGGCGCGCTTACGCTTGCTGGAATCGCGGCAGCACGAACACCGCCTGACCGGCACGGTTGCTTCGTTGTCGGCGCAGCGCAGAGTGAAGCCGAAGAACGAACTGGCCGATGATGATTTCGATGCGCTGCGGCGGGCCGAGGGCTCGCGCCAGCTGGAAGCCGCACTCGCGGCGGCCGGAGGGTGGCGGTGATGGCGGGGAGGGTTGATCCGGCGGACGAGCGCGCGGCGCTTTATTGCGAGGCGAAGGCGGAGGCGATTGCGCGCAAGTCGGGGCTTGATCCTGACCAGGTGCAATTCGCGGTTCAGCAGCTGCGCGTGATTGCGGGCGAATTGCGCGCGGGATTTCATGTCGAGGGGGTGAGCGATGGCGAAGGGTAAGATCGCGGCGATGCAGCGGGCCGTGTTGAGTGGGCCCAAGTTCGCGCAGGACCAAGACCGTCCGGCGGTGCGGGTCGATGACGATACGTGCCGCGCCTTCATGCTCTCTCACGGGATGGATTATCGCGGGTGTCGGCGGCTTGAGGCGCTGGGTGTGCCGGGGCGCTTTGTTGCGGTGCTCGGAGCGAGGCTGGCGATCGGGCAGGCGCGGGTTGCGCTGTGCGGGCGCGGCACGCTGTGGGAGCCGGAAGGGCCCGATGCGCGGCTGTTGCTTGCCTGTTTTGACGAGGGCGGTTTGTGCGATGTGGCGGCGGTTTCGACGTCCTCGCCCGATCAGGTCGCGCTGCGGCTTGGCGTGGGCTGGTGTCTGGGTTTTGACCGGATCGAGGATGCGGAGCGCGCTGTGCTGGCCGAGCGGCGGGTGCGGCTGCGCGTGTTTGCCGATCCGATGGAATGGCTGCGTGCCGGTCCGTCCTCAAGCAGCGAAGCGATAGGACAGTTCAAATCGCCGGGAATCGTGGTGCTGGACTGGGCGGCTGCCCTGCCCCGTCTGCGGATGCTGGGCGAGCGGGTGACGCTGGAGTGTGATGCGGGCGCTGGCGAGCAGCTGCGCGCGCGGCTCAAAGTAGGCGGATTGCCGCGTGTGAGCGAGCGGGCGCCGGTGGCGCGGCAGGAGGCAGCGTGAGAATGTCACTCATGGGGGACGGTATGGTCCAAGATCCTGATCTTCGTGGGGTAAATCTTCCCGTCGAGACCTGCTTTGGCTTCGACCCCCACTCTCGTCCCGTCTTCGATGCCGAGACGAGAATTCAAGCCGTGCAGTACGAAATTCTCTTTTTCAGCTTGGATGGATGGCATCGCCGAATCTCCATTCACGACAATCCCAACGAAGCTAGTCGTGGAGTTCTGATGATGCGTCGGCATTTGGACGCGCTGTATCGACAGCGGGCCGCTATCTTCAGGAAGCCAGATTTCAAGAGTGGCGTCGATCATCGTGTCGTCACCCGCTCTCGCTTTGAGTTGGTCGATGCTCTCGTGATCGGGTTTGGGTTGATCTGGGAAAAGTATCTCAAAACAGGCTTCCCCAGCTTCGATGCGGCACTCTGTGGCAGCGCCTTCGGCGACCACCGCCCAGATATGTTCGGCCAACGATCCCTCAGCAGTAGCGATCCCAACAGCTATCGAGAGCGCGCCGAAGATCAAGGCGGTGTAGCCACTGACCATTCCCATGTCGGCAAGTCGGGCTCGAGCGTTCTTGAGCCTTGCATCGGCTTTGAGGACATCAATTTCTGCTTCGCTTTTGCGCGCTGCCGCCTTCTTCTCGTCGGTTGCGAACTCGAAAATCTGGCTGCCGGCACCTGCGTGGATCAATCGAACCGGACCGAGCCCTTCGTCCTGAAGATAGATCGCAGCGAGCATCGCGACTTCCAGTGTCGAGAGCGCGCCAATCGGGCGGGTCGTGTTGATCGTGATGCGAAGGTGGTTGTCCGGCAGCCGGTTAGATCGCGACACCCAATTGTGTGCTTCGGTCAAGAATTCCCCCTGTCGAATACTTTGTTGGCTGCTTAAGTCGTGGTGGCTCTCTTGTCATCATTTAGCCGCATCGCGGTGTCGCCCGACCTGCCGCGCGATCTCGCGTGCGCGCATTTGCCATTGACCGACCTCGGTAATGCCGAGCGGTGGCGGGTTCGCTTTGGCGATGACTTTCGCTTCTGCGACAAGATTGGCTGGTTCATGTGGGACCGGCGGCGCTGGCGCTTGCTGTCCGAGGAGAAGGACGCGCTGCCGGCCGAGGTGATGCAATCGGTGTTTGCCACGATCCGGGCGATCCGGAACGAGGCGGCGTTGATCGCGGCGCTGGGGTGCGAGGATCCCGAAGAGCTCGACGAGATGAAGCTGATCAAGTTTCAGGCCTGGGCGCTGATCGAGGCGCAGAAGGGATGGTCGAAGCTGGAGGCGGCGATTGCGCGCGCTCACCCCAAGAACGAGGATGGCGAGCGGCCTGCCGAATATCAGAAGGCGGTCGATGCGGCGACGGAGTTCATCGAGACTTGCGAAGTGCGCGATCAGGCGTGGGACACGATGCCGTCGAAGCGCAAGCTGTGGTCGGGCGCGATCGAGGCGCACGCCAAGACCAGCGAGGGTGCGGGCAAGTTGGGCAGTGTTGCCAAGCTGGCGCGGGCGTTCGAGGGAATCGCGGTGGAGCCGGATGCTTTCGATGCGGACCGGATGGCGATCAACGTGCTCAACGGAACGCTGAGGCTCAAACGGCAGAATGTGAAGCGGTCGCCGGAAGAGGTCGCGGCGGGTAAATCGGTCTGGAAAAGCGCTGGCTTCAAGATCGTGAAGGAACCGCATCGGCGTGAAGACCTGATCACCAAGCTGGCGCCGGTGAAGTATTCGCCCGGTGCGCGCGCGCCGGTGTGGGACGAGTTCCTCACCCGCGTGCAGCCCGATCCGGTGATGCGGCGGTTTATCCTCCAGTGGTTCGGCCTGTCGCTGACGGGCGATATCGGCGAGCAGAAGCTGGCGTTCTTTTACGGCAGCGGGCGCAACGGCAAGGGCACGGCGGTCGAGGCGGTGGCGCACATTGCAGGCGATTATGCTGGGTCGATCCCGATCGAGAGTTTCCTCGACAATGGCATCAAGCGCCGCGGCGATCAGGCCACGCCCGACCTCGCGCGCCTGCCCGGCGTGCGCTTCCTTCGCGTTTCCGAGCCGGAGCGCGGGGCAAGGTTGAACGAAGGCCTCGTCAAGATGGTGACGGGCGGCGATCCTGTCGATGCGCGGCATCTGAACAAGGGGTTCTTCACCTTCCTGCCCGACTTCAAGATGACGATTTCGGGCAATCACAAGCCCGATATCAAGGACACGAGCGACGGCATCTGGCGACGGATGCAGCTGGTGCCGTGGGAGATCACGGTTCCGGCGGAGGAAGTCGATCGGGCATTGCCCGAAAAACTGCGGTCAGAGGCCAGCGGGATGCTGAACCGCTTGCTCGAAGGTCTGTGCGACTGGCGCGAGGGCGGATTGATCGAGCCCGAGCAAGTGCGGCTCGCCACGGCGGCCTATCGCGATCAGAGCGACGAGTTGGGCCGCTTCCTTGCCGAGACGTGCGAGGTGGGTGACGATCTGCCCGACCGGATGATGCGCGTGGGCGCGAAGGAGCTGCACGACGTTTACCTCGCCTGGTGCGAGATGGCGGGCGGCGCGGGCTGGTCGAACAAGGGTTTCAAGAAGGCGATGCTCGACAAGGGCTTTGCCCAGAAGGTGAGCGACGGGGTCAAGTGGCTGGGCATCCGTCTGCGCGACGGCGTCGATCCGGTTGCTATCCGCGAAGGAAGGTGGAGCGCGCCCTCAGACAGCGAAGCGGTAGGGCGGACAGAAACGCCGGGTGAGGATCAGGGTGCGGCGGGTTCGGTCGATTGGCCGACTGGCGATGATGCGGACTGGGTGCCGGGGGATTGATCTTGGACAGGTTCGTTGATGATCGGCGCGTCGCTGGTTTCTGTTTGTGTCTCCGCCTGCACGGCGATGCCGGTGACGCCGAGCGCGCTTTCAAATGCATCTGGAGCGGCTATGCGCGCGAACACCAAGGCGCAGGCGATGACGGCAGCGGAGTAGGCTGGGATTCTGTCGAGCAACCAAAGCCACATGCGCTCTTCACGGCCGATGCTGTCGGCGAGCCTGTTGAGCTTGTCGTGGATGTCTTTGAGTTCGGGATCGAGCGGCTGTTCGGCGAAGTCTTCAATTTGTTGGAGGTCTGCATCCTGCAGCCAATTGAGTTGACGTTCGAGGGTTTCATCAAAGCGACGAATATCGTCTTGAATCACATCCTGATCTCTGAAGATCTGGTCTTCTGTTTCGTATACCTTTTGAAGAAGGCGCGAGTGTTGGTCATCAGTCTTCCGCCAATCAGCAGAACCTTTGTCGAGCCGCTCGAGTTCGGTTCGTTCAATTTTGACCGCGCGATAGAGCTCGAACAAGCCCTTGGTCAGTGCACCGATCTTCCGGGCTCGGTTGGTAACAGACCGGATCTCATTCTGGGCGTCCGTCAGAACACGGCGTGCACCAACCAAGTTCTGTTTTATCCCGTCGAAATTGCCTCGCAGGTTGCGAGACTGTTTCTTCAAGGCACCGATGGGTCCGGCGAGATCGCCAATCTCTTCGGCCATCCGGGCGATGGTTTTGCCGTAGGAGAATGCGTTGTTGCGCGCGCCCATTGCGCGATCGGCGCGCACGAAGCTGAGTGCCATGAAGTTAAGGACGATTGCAGACAGGACGAGCAGCACCTCGACCTTGTGTCCAGCGCCCCTGACGAAACCCCATTCCGCGCCCGGCGGGCCATAATCGGACGCAAGCGCGATAACGATCGTAAGCGCAGACCAGAACAGCAGGTTCCGCTTTGCGATGCGGAAGCCTTCGGCGACGTGCAGCCGTTTCGTGTCGCCGTCTTTGGGCGGATCGAGAAGCTGATCGCCGCTGGTGTCTTGGGCGGCCTTTGCGGGAGGTTTGCTCATGCAGTGCAAGCTGCGACCGGCGCGGGAGCGGGTCAATATTGGCCGCTGCAGCTATCCCCGCCGGTATCGCCTCTGCCTTCCGGGCGGTTGAGGCGCGGAAAGGTTCGATACGGCCATTCGGAAGGGAAAAAGGCTCGCTGTTTCAGCGGGTTGTTTTCGTTTGGAAGGGTCGGAAGGGTTTTTGCGGTTGCTCCTCGGGGAAAATCTGCGGCGCGGTTTCATGCTGCCCTGACCTCTAAAACTGTTCCATCCCTTCCATTTGTTCCTTTCGGGTAAGAATAGGAGAGACTTAGAATGTTGAAATTACTAGCAAATGCAGGGCAAAACGGGGTCGGAAGGGACACTTCCGAGAGGCTTCCGTTGAGGGTTCCGAGCATTGCGGCGATGGAAGGGGCCTTGGTTGCGCTGCACGAGCTGTGGTGGCGGTCTCCCGGTAGCGGTTCCTCGCCGTGGGCGAAGGATGGGCCGTGGTCGCTGGCTCAGCGCGAGGTAGGCGACATTGCGGGGCATTACTCGCTGACGCTGCTCGTCACCGACGCAGGGCGCGAGCTGATGGTGCGCAAGCTCGATACGCCGCGGCCTCGCACGCCGCTGTCGTCCGAAGAGGTGAGCGCGCGCGATGCGATTGGCGAGTGGCTGGCGGCGGTGCCTGACGAGGAGGATCGGGCGATGGTGCGCGGGGCCTCGCTGATGCTGTGGCGCGGCGAGGGGCGCGTGGGCTGGGCCGATCTGGTGCGGATGATCGGATCGGCGCGGACGGCGGATGGCTTGCGCGGGCGCTATCGCAAGGTGCTGGCCGAGATGGTGTGCCGTGCGAACGGGGTGCCGCTGCGCTGGGCGCGGACGCTGACGACGCGGGATTGCGTGCTGGCGATTGGCGAGCGGGATTAATTGGCGGGCTTTATGGGCGTGGATTGCACACCTCTGTGCGGCGGGGAAGCTAGGGTTTGGGTCGCGTCAAGTGTGCAACTTTGGCTGCACAGCAAATATAGTGTTTCGGTTGCACACTTTGGGCGGGTATCTCGAATGTACCTTGAGCGGTGGCGTTCGCGCCGTCCTCTCTCTCCCTTGCCCGGCGGCGCGGTTTCCACCCCCTGGTCGCGTCGTCGGGTGACCACTCGGACATCACCATGTGACACCTCGGACAATGCGATGGGCCGCTTGAAGGCAATGCCAGCGCGGCTCGGCGGGTTGCCGTCGCGGGTGCGGGCTCTGCCGAAGACTGCCGAGCGGTTCTATACCTCGCCAGAGTGGAAGCAGTACCGGCGCGATCATCGGGCTTGGGCCGTGCGACGCGATGGCGGGTGCTGGTGTGCGGTGTGTGGTGCGGGCGGTCGGCTGATCCTCGACCACAAGGTGGAGCGCAAGGACGGTGGGGCGGACTTCCCGCCGTACGAGGGCTGCGAATGGCTCTGCACCGGATGTCACAATGCGAAGACGGCGCAGGCGAAGGCCGCGCGGGTGCGCAAGGTGGGGGGTGGGTGAAAGTTGAAGGGGCGGCGGCGCGGAAAACCGCCCACCATCTCATTTGGAGATTTTTTTCATGGGGCAAGAAAATTTGGGGGTCGATCTGTTCGGCAACCCTGTTCTGCCCCGGCGTGAGGGCGCTGGCAGGCCTGCTGTCGAGTGGGACCAAATTGTTTCGACGCGGGTGCTTCTGGCGTTCGTTCGAGGCTGGGGCGTCGCCAAGACGGCCAAGCATGTCGGGTTGTCCTCCCCTACTCTGCGCAAGGTATATTTTTCCGAGTGCGCGATGCGGACGACGGCGCACGAGCGGATGGAAATGCGCCAGCTCGAGCGGCTGAACGCGCAGGCCGAGGCTGGCAATGTCGCCGCCGAGAAGGAACTGGCGCGGCGGATCGAGCAGCTGCGGATGCGGGACCGATCGGCTGAGATGACTTCACGCCCACCGGCCAAAGAAGCGCCGAAGCTTGGTAAGAAGGAGGCAGCGGACAAGGCAGCGAGGGAACAGCGAGGAATCTTCGCTCCGCCGCCTGCCCCGCATATGGTGCAGTAGTTTATGAAGTGGTCGACGGCCTGCCCTGACTGGGAGCAGCGGATTGTCAGCCGCGATAGCTTGATCCCGATCGAACCGCTGTTTCCGGAAGAGGCAGATGCAGCGCTCGAGGTGTTCAAGTCGCTTCGGGTGGTGGACCTCCCCGGTCGTCCAACTTTCGGCGATGTGTCGGAGCCTTTCGTCTTCGATTTCGTCAGGGCGATCTTCGGCGCTTACGATGCCAAGCAGGGGAAGCGTCTGATCAACGACTTCATGCTCTTGATCAGCAAGAAGAATACGAAATCGACACTTGCCGCGGGGATCATGATCACCGCGTTGATCCGTAACTGGCGCGAGCTCGCCGAGCTGATCATTCTGGCGCCGACGATCAAAGTCGCTGGCAACAGCTTCAAGCCTGCCGCTGCGATGGTGCGGGCTGATCCGAAGTTGAGCGAGATGTTTCACATCATCGCGAATGAGCGGACCATCCGTCATCGGGTGACAATGGCTGAGCTCAAGGTGGTGGCAGCGGACAGCGGGACTCTCGGTGGCATCAAAGCCGGGTTTATCCTGGTCGACGAGTTATGGTTGTTCGGCAAGCGAGCCGATGCAGACGGGATGTTCGAGGAAGCGACCGGGGGCATGGCCTCGCGGCCTGAGGGTTTCCTAATCTACCTGACGACGCATTCGGATGAACCGCCGGCGGGCGTGTTCAAGGATAAGCTGGAGTATTTTCGCGACGTTCGCGATGGCAGGATCGATGATCCGACCAGTCTCGGCGTTTTATATGAGTGGCCTGAGAAGATGCTGGAGGCGGAAGCCTACCTCAAGCCAGAGAATTTCTATCTAACGAACCCGATGCTTGGCCGCTCGGTCAGCGCCGAGTTTATTGAAGGCAAGTTGCGCAAGGCTGCGCGAGGCGAGATTGACCCGGATGACGACACCGGTTCGATGCAAGTGGTGCTGGCGAAGTACCTCAATGTCGAGATCGGGACGCGGTTGCGTCGCGATCGCTGGCGTGGCGCAAGCCACTGGTCGGCTGCTGCTGATCGGACGTTGACTCTGGAGGCGCTGCTCAATCGGTGTGAAGTTGCTGTGGTCGGGGTTGATGGTGGCGGCGAGGACGATCTCTACGGACTGTGTGTTGCAGGCCGCGAGCGCGAGACCAATCGTTGGCTGTACTGGTTCAAGGCGTGGTGCTGGCCAGAGGTGTTGAAGCGACGCAAGATCATTGCTCCGATGCTGCGTGATTTCGAGGCAGACGGCGATCTTGTCATCTGCGACGATGACGTGGTGGACGCGATCGAGAACGATTGCGGGGTCTATGTGGTTCCGCAGGATATTCGTGAGATCGTGGATGTGATTGTCCAGGTCAACGAAACCGGACTGCTGCCTGAGAAGGGTGCGATTGGGTTGTTGCGGTCTCGCAGGGCTGGTCGTTGATGTCTGCCATCGTGGGTTTGTCCAGGCGGCTGAAGTCACGTGGTGCGCGGCACAATGGATCGCGCATGATGGATTGGTGCGTCGGCAACGCCAAGGAAGAAACAACGAAGCGATCAGTCTCGATCGTCAAATACGCATCAGGCAAAGCAAAGATCGATCCGCTGATGGCCGGCTTCAACGCTACGAAGCTGCTCGAGGCCAACCCGGAGGCGGCGGGTGTTCAGGATTCTGTTTACGGGAATCGCGGTTTGGTAACGGTTTAGGAGTTGTCGATGGGATTCTGGCGACAGCTCATCGGCCTTGATTTCGATGGCCCACCGCGCTCGCAAGAGGTGCGCAATCTCGGCGGCGAAGTGATCACGGTCACCGGCCCCGAAGACATCGAGCAAGTGCTGCGGCACGGCAATGTTTCAGCGGCAGGTCAGGCTGTCACTGACGAGACGGCGATGCGCGTCGCGGCGGTTTACGCCTGCGTGCGCGTTGTCGCTGGCGCGGTGGCGAATATGCCGACGGCGATCAAGCGCCGGGTCGATGATCGGACACGGAAGGACGCGACCGATCACTCGCTTTGGACTGTGTTTCACCGGCGACCGAACCGCTGGCAGAAGCCCGCGCAGTTCAAGCGCATGATGCAGGCGCATGTATTGCTTTCTGGCAATGCCTTTGCGTTGAAATCGCGCGGGGTTGGTGGACGAGTGATCGCCCTGACGCCGCTGCATCCGAGGCGCATGAAGGTGCGGCAGCGCGAAGACATGGCGCTCGAATATCTGTTCACGCGCAAGGACGGCTCGAAAGTCGTGTTTCAGCAGGACGAGATCCTGCATCTGTGCGGTCTGACGCTCGACGGGATCAATGGCCTTTCGGTGATCGGATTTGCTCGCGAGGCCATTGGTGCATCGCTGGCGATGGAAAGCCATGGAAGTGTGGTCTTCAAGAACGGGGCGAATGTCTCGGGCGGGCTCAAGCTTCCGGCCGGCAAGACGCTGACCGAGGAACAGGCCCAGCGGCTCAAAGCAGAGTTCGACGAATTCCGTTCTGGCGGCAGCCGCGAGGGCAAGGTTGTCTTGCTGGAGGACGGGCTGGAGTTCCAGCAACTGGCGCTGAACGCAGAGGACGCGCAGTGGCTGGAGGCGCGGAAGTTCTCGCGCAGTGACATAGCGATGTTCTTCGGCGTGCCGCCGCACATGATCGGGGACACCGAAAAGTCGACGAGCTGGGGGACCGGGATCGATTCCCAGTCGCAGGGCTTCGTCACTTACACGCTCGAGGACCACCTCACGATGTGGGAGGAGGCGCTGACCGCCGACTGCCTCGACCCTGTTCGAGACGTAGATGTTTACGTTCGTTTCAACCGCGCGGCGCTGGTCCGCGGTGATCTGAAAACGCGCTGGGAAGCGCACACCAAGGCGCTCCAGTGGGGCGTGTTCAGCCCCGACGAGGTTCGGGCAATCGAAGACATGAACCCGCGCCAAGATGGTCAGGGCGAGCGGTATTATGACCCGCCCAACACCGCCGGTTCGAACGGAGGAAACGATGACAATCCGTAAGCTGCCGCAGGCGAAGGCTCCGGCCAAGCCAAAGAATTTCCAATGGGACGCGCCGAGCGATGTGCTGTCTCGCTGGGCAGAGACGCCGCAAGCAGCCGAGGCTGACGAGCCGAATACAATCAGCATCTATGACGTGATCGGGGAAGACTGGTGGACCGGCGGTGGATTTACCGCGCAGCGGTGCGCCGCGGCACTCCGTTCGATCGGCAAGAACGACGTAGTCGTCAATATCAACTCGCCGGGCGGTGATATGTTCGAAGGGATCGCGATATACAATCTGCTCCGCGAACACCCTGCCAAGGTTACGGTCAACGTGATGGGCCTCGCAGCCAGTGCGGCTTCGATCATCGCGATGGCTGGTGATGACATTCGAATGGGCCTCGGTAGTTTCCTGATGATCCACAATGCCTGGGGCGTGGTGATAGGTAACCGCCACGACATGCGCGAGGCCGCTTCCCTGTTCGACGGGTTCGACGGCGCGCTGGCGGACATTTACGAAGCACGCACCGATGTAGAACGCGCCGAGATCGTGCGGCTGATGGACGCCGAGACGTTCATGGGGCCATCGCAAGCGGTGGAGCTTGGCTTTGCCGATACGGTGGAGGACGGGCTCAAGCTCGAGGACGCACCCGACAATTCGATCGACAAGGGCCTGATGGCTCGCCGCCAGACCGAGGCGGCGCTTGCCAGGGCCGGATTTTCGCGCGGTGATCGCACACAGATGATCGCCGCGCTTGGAGGCCAGCGTGATGCAACCTCCTCCACGCCGCCGGAGCGCGATGCAGGCGACATCAACACAGGCCTTCGCGGCCTGATCGACACCCTCAAGAACTGACGAGGTCAATACAATGAAGAAAGCCACTATCGCCGCACCTGCGGCTTCGCTGGCGCTCGCCTCCGCTCCGCGTGTTCGCGGTATCGTTGCGGCGCGCGCTGAATCGCAACCGTCGAATGTTCGTGAGACCCTCGACGAACTCAACCGCGCCTTCGCCGCGTTCCGCGACAAGAACGACGAGCGCCTCGCTGAACTCGAGCGTGGTCGTGACGATGTTGTCACGAACGAGCATGTCGATCGCATCAACGCCTCGGTCGGCGAGCTCACGCAGCTTGTCGAAGCACAGCAGCAGACCATTGACGGTCTGCGTGCCGGCGGCGGTGCTGGCGACGGCGCTAGCGCCGAAGTGCGCGCTCACACCGATGCGTTCAACAACTGGTTCCGCCGTGGTCGCGAGCCCGACGCAGGAATGCGCGAGCTCGAGGTCAATGCAGGCCTGACGACCCAAAGCGACCCCGACGGCGGCTATCTGGCGCCGGAGCAGATGGAAGGCTCGATCGACCGTGTGCTCGGCACTGTGTCGGCCATTCGTGGTCTTTCGCGGGTGGTTTCGATTGGCACGGCCGGTTACTCGAAGCTGGTCAGCCTTGGTGGCTCCGGATCGGGCTGGGTCGGCGAAGAAGATTCTCGCCCCGAAACGAGCACTCCGACGCTGTCGAAGATCGCGCTCAGCATGGGCGAAGTCTATGCAAACCCGGCAGCGACCCAGACCGCTCTCGACGACGCAACCTTTGACGTCGAAGCATGGCTGGCGGAGGAAGTCTCGATCGAGTTTGCCGAACAGGAAGGCGCTGCCTTCTGGAGCGGCAATGGTATCAACAAGCCGAAGGGCATCACGTCCTACAACAAGGTTGCCAATGGCAGCTACGCCTGGGGCAAGATCGGTTTCACCGTCACAGGTGCCGCTGCGGCATTTGCGAGCACTGACCCGGCTGACGCCATCATCCAGCTGTTCTATTCGCTCAAGTCGCAGTACCGGAATGGTGCCAGCTTCCTGATGAGCGATGCCGTGATGGGCACGGTGCGCCAGTTCAAGGATGGTCAGGACAACTATCTGTGGGCTCCGCCTACGGTTGATGGGCCTGCCACGATCCTGGGCAAGCCGGTTGCCACCGACGACAATGTCGATGCGCTTGGTGCCAATGCGTTCCCGATGGCGTTCGGCAACTTCCAGCGCGGCTACCTGATCGCCGATCGTACCGGCGTTCGCGTACTTCGCGATCCCTACACCAACAAGCCGAACGTCCACTTCTACACCACGAAGCGCGTCGGCGGCGGTGTCGTGAACTTCGAAGCGATCAAGCTTCTCAAGTGCTCGACTTGATCGGTCACTGACCAATCGAGGGTGGGGTTTCGGCCCCACCCTCTCTTTCCCCGCCGTTTCCACGACGGGGTGAGAGAGGCGGGATGACCCGGCTCCGAACGGCAATCTCTTGGAGAATTACGATGAAAGACATGCACTCCGGCCTTTCGGTGGCCGTTGCTATCGCCGCTGCGGCGCTCGACGCAGACAACACCCCGCCCGCTGTCGATCTGCTCGGCTATGATGCGGCAGAGATCGTCCTCGCCATTGGCGCTGGCGGCATCACTTTCAACGGAACCAACAAGGTCGAATTCGTGCTGACGCACAGCGATGACGATTCGACTTACACAGCTGTCGATGATGACGACATGCTCGGCGTGAGCTCGATCACCGATGGCATCATCAAAACGCTCAACTCGGCCCATGCGAGCGCTGCGGCGTATCGTTTCGGCTATGTCGGCGGCAAACGCTACCTCAAGCTGCTCGCCGATTTCAGCGGGACGCACGGCACCGGAACTCCGATTGCCGCGACGGTGATCAAGGGCCACGGCAACGTGCAGCCCGAAGAAGCTCAGGCATAAGCACTGGGTGAGCGATTGAAGGCCGGGGCTTTGTGCTCCGGCCTTTTCCTTTTGGCGGGTTGAATTGAGCGAGGGCGCGATGGAATTCGAACTTGCTCCGTTCGATCTTGCCGAGGGCTATGCGGCGGGCATTGTTTCGACCGATGCGATGAAGGAGCACCTTGGTGTCCTTCACGATGATCAGGATGATCTGATCGGCATTTATCGCGATGCGGCGGTCGATATGGTCGAGCGGTATTGCGGCATTCGGCTTGGTGCTTGCACCGGGCTGGAGTGGAAGGCGGAAGCGCTGCCCTCTCGCCCTTGTCTTGGTGTCTGGCCGGTGACTGCCGTTTCGGCGGTCAGCTGGCTGGACAGCGACGGCGACACGGTGACGGGCGATGCCTCGATCTGGCGGATCGTGCGGCGGGACGAGATTGCGGTGAAGCCGGGATCGAGCCTGCCGAGCGGTGTTGCCGCCGGAGTGACGATCACCTTCACCGCGGGCTTTACTGATGCCAACCGGCCAGCGGCGCTGGTGCAGGCGGTGAAGATGTTTGCGGCGCATCTGTTCCGGCACCGCGAGAGCGTTTCGAGCGGTGTGCAGGCTGGCGAGATCCCGCTGGGCTTTCGTCAGCTTTGCTCCGCCTATCGGATGCCGGTGATCTAATGCGAATTGCGGCGGGGCGGAAAGATCGGAAGGTTGCCTTCTATCCGCGCACGGTGAGCGAGGATGCTCTCGGCACCGAGAGCGAGGCGGACGGCACGCCGGTTTATGCCTGGGCGAATGTGCTGTTCGGCACGGGCACTGAACGCCGCGAGGCGGGTCAGGCTGGCGCGCAGCAAAGCGCGACGTTTCGGGTTTTGTCGAGCGCGGCTTTGCGCGCGGCGGACGAACTTTGGGAAATCGATTTCGACGGGGCGCGGTGGGGGGTCACCTCGATCGCGCCGATTGGCGAGGCCGAGGACATTGAATTCACGGCGGTGAAGAAGGGTGCATGACATGGCAGAGATGATCAGGGTCAAGGCGCTGCGCGATCACCGCAACGGTTATGCGCCTGACGGCAAGGCGGACAAGGACGCCGAGTTCAGCGTTCCTGCCGACCGCCTTCCCGCGATGGTGCGGCAGAAGCTGGTGGCGGAGATCGAGGACGAGGCGGAAGCGGAGGCCTCCGCCGAAACCGAAGTCGGTGCTGGCGATGAAGACGACGGTCAGGGTTGAAGGGCTGCGGGATCTCGATCTCGCGCTCTCGGAACTGACGAAGGACACCACGCGCAAGGCGGTTGCGCGGCGGGCGCTGCGCGATGCGGGGGAGCCGATCCGGGCGCGGGCCGAGCAGCTTGCTCCGGATGATCCGAACACGAAAGCGCCGTTCGATCTGAAACAATCAATCGCGATGTCCGGGCGGCAGAAGTCCGGGCGCGCAACGCAGTATCGCAAGGAAAGCCCGACCGAGGTCACGATCCACATCGGACCCACCAAGGACGGTTATCCGCAGGCGATCATGCAGGAATTTGGAACGGTGCATCACGCGGCGCATCCCTACCTGCGGCCAGCGTGGGACGGTGAAGGCGGGCGCAAGGCGCTGAACAGGATTATCAAGGCCATGTCGGTGCACATCGCGAAATCGGTGGCGCGGCAGCGGCGGCGCTTTGCGAAGGCACGGCGATGAGCTGGCGCGGTGATCTGATCTCGCGGCTGCGCGCGGATGCTGCCCTTGCGGCGGCGCTCGGCACGCGGATCGCTTGGTTCGAAGCGGGGCGCAGCTGGACCACGTTCCCGCGGCTTGTGCTGCAAGAGATCAGCCCGGGGCGCGATTACACGCACAGCGGGCCGGACGGTCTGGATGGGCCGCGCGTCCAGTTCGACATCTTCGCCGAGGATGGCGAGGCGGTCGAGGCGGTCGAGACGGCGCTGATCGCGGAGATGGAGCAGGCGGTGGTCGAGACCGGCAGCACGCGGTTCCATCACGCATTTCTCGAAGGGCGACGGATGCTCGATCCGGTCGACCTGGGCAACAATCGCCGCGTTCAGCGGATGACACTCGACTTCACATTTTTCCACGAAACGATCTGAGGAAAGGATCTGAACAATGACGGCCTCTGCCAAGAACACCTTTGGCGCGGTGCTCAAGATCGACGACACTGGCGGCACGCCGGCAGAAGTCGCCGAGCTGACGAACATCACCCCGCCCGCAATGTCGCGCAGCACCATCGATGTGACCACGCACGACGGCGCAAGTCAGGCGATGGAGTTCATCCCCGACGGCGTTTACGATCCCGGCGAGATCAGCCTCGAAGGCAATCTGATCGCGAGCAGCACCGAAGACGACCAGCTCATCTCGGCGCTGACGACCGGCACGGTTCAGGACTTCGAAATTCTGATCAAGGCGGCCAGCGGCACCGACACCTGGAGCGGCAGCGCGATCCTGACGGATTACACGCCGGGTCCGATGCCGGTGAGCGGCGGGAAGCAGACCTTCACCGCCACGCTCAAGGTCACCGGCCCGATCACCGTCGCGACGACTGCGTAAGATGGCGGCTCCTGCTTCTGTCACCTTCGACATCGAGTACGAAGGCGAGACGCTGACCGGGGTCGTCGACGAAGAGACGATTGCAATCTTCGAAGACGCCACCGACCGTTCGATCACCGAGGTCGGCGGCGTCGGCGGGCGTCCGCCCAAGCTCAGCCTGCTCGGCGCATTTCTGGCTTCGGCCCTGACGCGCAATCATGCCGACCGCAAATTCACCCGCATCGACGGGATGAAGATGCTCAAGGCTCCGGGCGTGCTCGAGACCTTGCTGGGCAGCGCGGCGGATTCGATGCCGCAGGATGGCGACGTTCCCGACGACATGAAGGAGGGTGGCGGGTCCACCGAAAACCCTCCGCGAAAGCGCCGCCCCAGCAAAGGTGGCAAGAAAGGCTGACCGCCGCCACCGAGGCGGGAATGTCGCTCGACCAGTTCTGGCGCAGCACTCCCCGCCTCACCAACCTTTTCGTGCTCGGCTACATCCGGCGCCGCGCGTGGGCGGCGTTTCATGCCGGGTACGGCATCCACTGCAAAGACGCGGACATCGATCATCTCCTCGGCCGCAAGACCGAGAAGGAGCCGATGGACCCTGAACAGATGAAGGCGAACATGCGGCGCATCATGGTCGGCGTGAACGCTTGGCGTAAATCGAGGGGCATGAACGATGGCGAGTAGCGTGATCGGTGCCCTGCGCGTCATGCTGGGGATGGACACTGCCGAATTCGAGAAGGGTTCGGACAAGGCCCAGCGCGAGATGCGGCGGCTCGAGCGGCGGTTTCAGCAGGTCGGCAAGAACTTCCAGAAGGTCGGCGTCGGCCTGACCGCTTCGATCACCGCGCCGATCCTTGGAGCGGCGGCGGCCTTCGTCAAGTCGGCCGACACGATGGCGCGCGAAAGCCGCGAGATCGCCACCTCGGCGCAGGTCGCGGGTGAAGGCTTCGAGGAATTCCAGCGTCAGGCCTTTGCCGCCTCCAGCGTCGGGATCGAGTTCGAGAAGCTGGGCGACCAGTTCAAGGACGTGCGCGAGCGCGTCGGCGAATTCGTCACCACCGGCGCGGGCCCGCTGCAAGACGCCTTCGACGCGCTGAACGGCAAGGTCAAACTGACCGTCGACGAACTGCGCGGGCTGTCTGGCAAAGACGCGCTCCAGCTGATCGTCAACCGGATGGAGCAGGCGCAGCTTTCCACCGAAGAGATGAGCTTCGTGCTTGAAAGCCTCGCGTCGGACACCACCAACCTCATCCCGCTGCTGCGCGATGGCGGCAAGGCGTTCGACGAACTGGGCAAGCGCGCCACCGTCATCAGCGACGAGGACCGCGAGAAGTTCAATCAGTACGTCCTCGCGCAAGAGCGGCTTGGCGAAGCGACCAAGGCGCTGACGATTGCGCTGGTCGGCTCCGGCCTGATCGATGCGATGGTCAAAGTCGTGGAGTTGGTCGCGGACTTCGCGCAGCGCGCCTCGCAATTCTCCCCCGAACTCGTCCAGATCGGCGTCGGCTTTGCCGCGCTTGCCGCTGCCGTCGGCCCTGTGCTGGTGGCGCTGGGCAGCGTGATCACCATCGCGCCCGCCATCGCCGGAGCGTTCGCCGCGATTGCTGCGGCGGCAGGGCCGATCACGGCGGTGGTCGCCGGTGTCGCGGCGGCCGGATATCTGATTTACCAGAACTGGGACAAGATCGCCCCGGTGCTCGAGCGCGTGCGCGACCGCATGATCGAGGTGCTGGGGCCGAAAATCCAGAACCTGATCTCCACCGTCAGCACCACGCTCACCCAGCTTTGGGAGGGGCCGTTCGGTGATCTGATGCGCAATGTCGGCGCGAAATTGCTGCCCGAATTCGCGCGATCGTTCGAAGTGATGGTCGATGTGGTGACGCGCGTCGCGGGCGTGCTGATTGAAGTCGTCTCCACGGTCTTCGAACAGATCGGGAATACTCTGACCTTCTTCTCGCAGCTGCTGACCGGCGATTTCTCCGGCGCGTGGCAAACGGTGCTGAAGATGGTCGATACGACTGTCAGGGGAATGCTTCGCGTCATCGAGGCCGTCTTCCCCGAGATCAATGGTTATCTGACCAAGCTCTACACCGAGGCGAAACGCTGGCTCCTTGAACGATTGGGCGCGGTGTTCGACGATGTCGGCAAGCGCATCCGGCAGGTGACCGGCTTCTTCGAAGATATGTACATCGCGGTGGTCGGGAACTCCTACGTTCCCGACATGGTCGACGAGATCGGGCAGGAGTTTAACCGGCTCGATGCGGTGATGGTCGATCCGGCGCGCAAGGCGACCGCCAGCGTGACCGAGGCCGCGCGCGAGATGGCGAGCGATGTGCGCGCCCTGCTCGACCAGCTTTTCCCCGAAATCGCCGACATGCGCCAGAAGATGGCGGACCTCAAACTGCTCGACGGTGCGGGCCTTTCCGACAATGTTCTGGCCGAAGCGCGGGTGCGCCTGCTGGGCGGGCGCGACCGGCAAGAGGTCGGTTTCCTGACCGGCCCTCTCGAAGAGGCCGACCAGGTGGCGGAGGCAGGCCAGCGGCTTGTCGAGGCGACCGAGGAAGCCGCGCGCAAGACCGAGACGCAGACCGTCCGCATTGCCAAGAGCTTTGGCGACATGGCGCAGGAATCGATCCGCGCGCTCGACCAACTGGTGAACGCGATCAAGGGCGGCGGCTTTTTCGATATCGTCTCCGGCCTGCTCGGCTTCGGGCTGCAACTGGGCAGCGCGGGCGTGTTCGGCAAAAGCTTTGCGAGCTCGATCAATTCCAGCGGCCTGCCCGGCTTTGCCAGCGGCGGTTCGATGACGCTGGGCGGCTTTGGCGGGATCGACACGAACCTGCTCTCGCTCAACGGCACGCCACTCGCCAAGGTTTCGCGCGGAGAGACGATGTCGATCCGGCCCGCGAATGACACTGGCGGCGAGCTCAACGTGGTGGTCACGATGGACGAAAGCACCGGCAGGCTCGGCGCGTTTGTCGAAGACCGCGCGGGCCGGGTTGTCGCGCAGGCGGCAGGCCCGATTGCGCAGCAGGGCGCGGGGCTGGCGCTCGACCAGATGCGGCGCGCTAACGCGAGAAGGTTGGCCTAATGACGCTGGTGACGCTTCCTGCCACGCCGGGGCCGCGCTCTGTCGCGTGGTCGCCGATCGACTTTGGCGGCACGATGCAGGGGCCGCTGGGCGGTTCGGCGCAGCGCGTCAACCGGCTCGGCAATCGCTGGCGGTGCGAGGTCGAACTTCCCGCGATGACGCCGGCGGATGCGCGCAAGTGGGCGGCGGCGCTGGTGCGCGGATTGCGCAATGGCGTTTCATGGCAGATCCGGCAGGTGACGACGCCGGTCGGCCTGCCCGGTTCGCCGCTGGTGAACGGCGCGGATCAGGCGGGCGACAGTCTGGTGATCGACGGCGCGCGCGCGGGATATTCAGTGCAGGCGGGGCAGTGGTTCAATGTGACCACCGGCGGCAACAACTACCTTTATCAAGTGGCGGAATTCGTGAAGCTTTCGGGCGGCGCGGGAACGCTGGAAATCGAACCGCCGCTGCGCGCGACGCCGGCGGACAACGACCCGCTGAACTTCGCCACGCCGGTGATCGAGGGGTTGCTGGTCGATGTGCCGAGCTGGGCGATTGACGCGACGCGGCTTGTGCGCGGGGTGACTTTCGCGATTGAAGAGGTGCGCTGATGGCCGTGACCGACACGGCGATCACGCTTGGCGCGATTTTGCTGCTGGAAGCGCCGGATGGTGACGTGCTGCTTTCGGACGGCGGGATCGTGAAGTTCGACCCCGGCACCGGCACCGCGAACTTCGACGTGTTCGATGATGTCTTCGGCACCGTCGCGGATTTCGAAGCGTTCGAGACCGGCGTCGGAGACATGGTCGAAGGCGGCTCGATCACGTTTCAGCCTGCCTTCGCCGCCGACGTTGCCGATTGGTGGCGCACCGATCTGGAAGGGTCGCGGCTGCGCATCTGGATGGGCGAGATTGCCAGCGACGGCGTGACGCTGGAGGACGAGGAGCTGGTCGCAGACTGGCTGGTCGATACCGCGCATCGCGAACAGAGCGCGGGGCAGGACCTGCTTCGCGTCGAATTTATGAGCCGCCTCGAAAAGCTGTTCGAGGTGAGTCAGGGCAATGTCTGCTCGGACCGTTTCCACCAGTCGATCTGGTCGGGCGAGCGCGGGTTCGAGAACTGCCACGACGGCCCGCAATATTTCGCCTGGGGCACCGACAATCCGCCCGCCGGCAGCACCCAGCGCGGCGGCAGCGGCGGCGGCAATGGCGGCGCAAGGGGCGAAGGCGGCGTCGTGAATTTCTTCGGCTTTTGATTTTCCGCTCTCCGTTCCGGGGAGCCTCGCAAGACGTGCCGTTCTGGAGCTTTGATGTCGAACCTTACTCTCGCGCTGCGCAAGGCGGCGATGGACGGCGTGCTGGCGCGGTTCAGGGACAAGCCGTTCGACTGGGCGGGCGCGAACTGCATCCGGCTTGCGCGGGCGCAGGCGGTGGCGCTGGGGCACGATCTGCCGCCGGTGCCGATGTTCCGTACGCCGCTCGGCGCAAAGCGGGCACTCAAAAAACAAGGGGTCGAGAGCGTCAGCGCGCTGCTCGACAAGCACTTCGACCGTCTGCCCTCGCCCGCCTTTGCGTGGCTGGGCGATTTGGTCGCCGGTCCCGCCGATCCGGCGCACGGTCTGGAGGCGATCGGGATTGCGGACGGGCAAGGCAATGTCTGGGGTTGGTCTGAACAGAACGATCACCAAAGTCTGGTGCCGATCCTGTTCGCCAACGCCGGTTTAGCGATATCGTGGAGACTTTGAGATGAGCGGCTTTGCGCGCAGGGTCGGCATGGTTGCGACCGTGGTTGCCGGTGCTGCGCTGATCGGAACGGGCATCGGCGCAGCATTGGGCGGCACGATGGTGCTGAGCGGCGTCGGAAGCGCCGCCTCGATTGCGTCTGTTGCCGGTGCCGTGGCCGCCGTTTCGGGCGCCGTCGCGCAAGTCACGGCCAAGAAGCCGAGCGCAGAAGGCGCGGTCATCGGCTTCCTCACAGGCGCGAACCAGCCCCTGCCCTATCTGATCGGGGAGGCTTACACCGAAGGGGTCGAGATCTACCGCAACGGATATGGCGGCGAGGTCAACGACGTCAAAAATCCTTACGCTTTCATCCCGCGCGTGCTCAGCTGCTGCGGCCCGATCGAGAGCATGGGGACGACGCTGGTCAATTACGAGACCACCAGCTTCACCGGCGCGCTCGGCACGGTTCAGGAAGCCAGCGGGTATTACGAAGAATATCTCTATCACGATCAGCAGCTCGGCGCGCGGCCGGAGAGCGATGCGCTCGCCAGTCCCAGCGGTTGGGGCACTCCGGGCAAGTGGGGGTCGGATTACAAGCTTTCGGGCTTTGCCGCGGTTGGCTGGTCGCTAATCTGGTCGAAGAAGGGCAAGCGGTTCGGCGGCGGCCAGATCCCGCCGCTGGGCAAGGTGCCGCAGGGGGTCAAGGTTTACGATCCGCGGCTCGATAGCACTTACCCGGGCGGCAGCGGCACGCAGCGGATCGATGACGAGACGACGTGGGCCTATTCGACCAATCCGGCGCTGCACGCGCTCGCCTATTCTTACGGCAGGCTGATGAACGGGAAGCCGATCTTCGGCGTGCGCCTGTTCGATGCCGACGCCATCGATCTGGCGGCCGTCGTTGCCTGGGCGAATGTTTGCGACGCGAACAGCTGGGGCGCGAACGGCACGATTTACGAGCCGGGCGACAAGTGGAACAACCTCAAGAAGATCTGCGAAGCGGGCGCGGCGCAGCCGGTGCCAGGCAGCACGCTGGGCTTCGATTATCAGGCGCCGCGCACCTCGCTTTACACCGTCACGCTGGACGATCTGGCGGGGCCGGTTTCCGCCTCGCTGGGGCGCGGGTGGAAGGCGCGGCACAACGTCCTCGTCCCGCGCTATCGCAGTGCGGCGCATCAGTGGGGCTATGTTCAGGCGGATCGGGTCGAGGTTTCCGCGTGGATCACCGCCGACGGCGAAGAGAAGATCGACGAGCGGCAGTTCGACCTTGTCACCGATGTCGATCAGGTCACCGAACTGGCGACCTACGATCTTTACCAGCGGCGCGAGGCGGGGCCGATTGTGCTGCCGTGCAAGCCGCATATGCGCGAGTTCCACCCCGGCCACTGCCTGACGCTGGCGGCAGAGCTCGGCGCGCATCCCGATGGCGAGGTCGATGTCGTCATCCGCCGCCGCGCGCCGGATGCAAACACCGGCGTCATTAGGTTTATCTGCGAACTGGAAACACCGGCCAAGCACACCGCCGCGCTGGGCCTGACCGGCGGCGCTCCGCCGACGATCACCTGGCCGACGAACGAGGATATCCAGACCGCCTTCGACCTCAACAGCATCGGCGCGGGCGAACTGGGCGCGTTGATCACGGGCCGCGCGATGGTCGATGTCGATCCGGCGGACGGCCTGCTGCAGGCGAGCGATACCGAGATTACGGTCGAGAACCACACCGCCGAATATTTCGACAAGTCCGAAAGCATCACCGGCACCACGATCACGACCGAGGACGACGGCACGACCGCCATCGCCGCCGAGACGCGCTACTTCATCTATTACGATGACGCAGGCCGGTCCGGCGGCGCGGTGACGCTGAAGGCGACGCAGGACATCACCGCTGCGGTGAACTCCGCGACCAATCCCGGACGGCATTACGTCGGCGCGATCACCACCGATGTGCTGGGTGGCGGCGGCACCACCGGCGGCGGCACCGCCCCGCCCTACGTCGCGCCGGGCGACTGGACTTACGAACCCTAGGATCAAGAGGAAAACATGATGTTGGACCCACGGCACGCGGCATGGATCGCGGCGATGAAGGCTGCCGGTCGCGGAGGCCTGAAGGCCGCCGATAATATCGTTCGCGGCGAAACGTGGTCGACGGTGATCAGGGTCGCTGCGGACTGGAGCGGCGACACGATCACCGCTTCGCTGGGTTACGAACCCGACGACGGCGTGAGCGAGGCCAACGATCTGAGCGTGAACGTGGGCAGCTACTCGGGCAGTTACACCGACATCACCTTGCAGCTGAGCAGCGGCAGCACCGCGACGCTCGAAGACGATGCCGACGGCGACGGGCTGGTTTCGGTCCTGTTCGACCTTCATCGGACACCGTCAGGCGGCAGCAAGTACCTCGCCTTCGGTGGCTGGACTTACATCACGGGATCGGTCGGCAATGTCTAGCGCGCAGCTTTCCGTGCCCGGCGGCAGCGTTGCCGTGACGATGGTGTCGGCCAACCCGCCCGTGCCGCTGACGATGGTGTCCGGCAATGGCATCGCAGGCCCTGCCGCGCCGCCGGAAATCGGCGATGTCTCGCGCCCTGCCCTCGTGCTGGCCGAATTCTACAACGCTTTCGGCGACAGCACGACTCTGGGCGTCGGTTCGGAAACGGGCAGCGATTGGCCCGAGGCGTTCCGCACCATCGCAACCGGGCAGACTGCCGCGTTCAACGGCGGGACCGGCGGCAACAACGACGCGTCGATCGAGGACATCGGCAATGGCGGTGTCGGTGGCGAGAACAGCGCCAGCGTGACCGCTCGGATCACCGGCCTCGATCCGACTTACGCCAGCCAGCTGGCGCGCACGTCGTTCTATGGCGCGGGCCTCAACGATTACAACAGCGGCGTCAGCGGGTGGAGCCGCAACTGGCCCGCGCAGGTGAAGACGAACTACGCAACCGGCGCGGCAGCGTTGACGGGCAGCAAGCGGCTGTTTGCTTTCCTCGCGCCGCAAGAGAACAATTACGTCTCCGGCTGCCAGTGGGGCGCGGATCACCGTTTCCACGCGCTCGACATGGCGGACACTTACGAAGAACTGGCGTTCGACCTTGCCCGTTATCTGCGGTTTGTGCGCCAGCTTGAAGCGCCCAGCGGGACCGCCGACGCGGATGCGCTCGACCAGGGGCAGATCCCTTACAAATATCGCGGCGGCACAAACGATTTTGCCGATGTCGATTTCGCCGCGATCAGCGGATCGGCAGCGCCCAGCGACCTCAATTACGATGAAGGCACGATCTACTGGCGGACCTCGACCAACGCTTCCTATCGCAAGATCGGAGCGAGCGGCGCGGGTTCGTGGGAACTGGTGGACACCAAGCACTTCTCGCTTTGGGGCAATCAAGTGATCGCTCGCCTCGCCGGTGACATTGCGATTGCCGAGGAAGGCAACGGCCCGCCGGTCTGCCCGCCTGCACGCTTCCGCGTGGCGGCGGATGCAGCAAAATCGACCGTGGTCGGAATGCTCGACATTGTCGGCACCGCCACCGCCTTTGCCCTGCGCACTTACGACGACGAGGAAGTCACCGACTTCTCGATCAGCGCGAACGGCGCGATTGTGAAGGCGGGCGCTGGCACGCTGACCGAGGGCGTGACCGAGCTGGTTGTCGTCGCACAGAACGATGACGGCGTGCTGTTGTCGCCGGTGGACATTTACGTCACCCGCCCGAGCACCGAAACAGCGCCCGAACTGCGCGCAATCGCATCGCCTTATATCTCGGTCGCAGGCCGAGCCGAACACGGCATGAGCGACGGCAAGCAGATCAGCGCGGCGTTCTATTTTAACAGCGCCAGCCTTGCCGCCACGCAGCAACTTGCCCTGCTCACGCGAGGCAGCGCGCCGACGCAGCCGATCAACTTCAACATTCAAACCAACGGCAACACGCGCATCCTCGCCTATGACGACACGAACACGCTGGTCGCCAACCTGAACCTCTCGACGCACAAGGTCACGGCGGGAAGCCCGTTCTGGATTTTGATCGCGCTCGACTTCGCCACTGACACGCGCTGCGTCTACCTCACCGAGAACGCGCAAACGGTCGGCTCGATCACGAACGGTTCGAACATTCCGCTGGCCGACACGACCCCGCGTTTCCTCAACTCGGCAGGCGTGCGCGGATATTATGACGGGCTGAACCCGTTTGCCGGTTCGATTGGCTTTATCGGGCTGTGGGACAGCTACGTTGACTGGACCAACAGCACCAACCGTCGCGCCCTTTTCGACGCGAGCGGCAACCCCGCAACCCGCACGCCTTACGCGGCAATCGACAGCCAAGTGCCCCGCTTCGAACTTTGGGGCGGAAAGGGCGATTGGGCGTGGGGATCGCCTGACGGTTCGTTCGATGAAAAGCTGCTGTCAATCTCTCACCGCGCACGGACGCTGATGTCGTGAGCTATCTCCCCTTCCTTTTCCCCGCTGTATGGCTGATGTGGGCGCTCGCTTTCCCCGGCGTCCGCACCGCCACCACGGCGCAGAAAAACCCCGTCTTCTGGAAATATCCGACGCAAAGCGTGAACGGCAACAATCCGCCCTCGCAGCGCGTGCACGAAGGCGGTGGCTGGCGACTTGGCGCGCTGGTGACTGTGGCGGTTCAGGTGGCAATCGGCTTGGCGGCGCTGGAACTGATCGGCACGCTGATTGCGCAACTCGCCGCCCTGCCGCTCGTTTTCATTGTGACGCGCCGATTCATCGACATTGCCGAGCATGGCGCGGAAATCATGCACGCTCAGGCCAACGGCTTTCCCGGCTATCGTGAGGCCGAGGCGCTGCGCATGACCGCCAAGGGGCAGGAATACGAGCGGATGCGCGTCGGGCAATTTCTCGCCGCCGTGGACAAGAAGCGGTGGCTGTCGCGCATTATCGTGAAGCTGGGCGCTTGGTGATGGCCGAGACGGAGCTTCTCACTGGCCTGCGCATGGGCGGGATCGTGGTGTTCGCGTGGCTCGCGCTGCGTGTGATGCTCGACAGCCGCCATATCACCGAGCGCACCAAGGGCGTTCGCGATCAGGCGTGGCGGCCGTTTCGCGCCTCGATCCTCGTGATGTGCTTCATCATGGTCTTCCTCGCCAGCCCCGAGAATATCCTGCGCGCGAACGGATATATCACCGATCGCACCGGCGCGTGGATGATGGTCGGCGTGACGGCAGGGGCGATGCTTTACGCCTGCCTGACGCACCACGGCCTCGACATCGCGAACGGGCGGCGCGGATCGCTGCTGTCCTGCATGGCGATCTGCTTTCTGTTCTTCGCTTACGCTGTCGGGAGAGCCGTCTGATGTACCCGATCCTCGAAGAATTCCGCGAATACATCGCCATCCTAGTCGGCCTCGCCGCGGGGGCCATCGCGCACTTCGGGTCACGCATCACGCAAGGACAGGAGCTCACCCTGAAACACATCATCGGTTTTTCGATGCAGCTGGGTCTGATCGGCCTGGTTGCCGCAGTGGTGACGCGGATCATGGGGATCACCGATGACGACATGCGCGCTCTGGCCGCCGGCATCCTCGCGGTGTCGGCGAACGAGGTGATCCAGTGGGCAAAGCGCAAGGGCTGGGTGCGCTTCATTCCCGAAGCTGCAGCCGACCAGAATGACAAGGATTGAATGATGACCCAACTGAGCAAGCACTTCGCGCTCCACGAATTCACCCGATCGCAGACTGCCTCGCGCCGTGACATCGACAATCGTCCCGGTGAGGCGGAAATCGCGGCACTCCGCCTGCTTTGTCACAAGGTTCTGGAGCCAGTGCGAGAGCACTTCGACAGGCCAGTGCGGATCAGTTCCGGCTACCGTTCACCAGCGCTGAACCGCGCGATTGGTGGAAGTCGCACAAGCCAGCATTGCAAAGGAGAGGCGGCAGACTTCGAGATTGCCGGTATCTCGAATATCGAAGTTTGCCGCTGGATGGAAAAGCACCTCAACTACGATCAGCTGATCCTCGAATTCTACACTCCCGGCCAGCCAAATAGCGGTTGGGTTCATGTTAGTTATCGCCAGCCCTACCGCAATCAGGAATTGACCGCGCGCCGCGTGCGCCGCTGGGGCCGGATGACGACCGAATATGTGGGCGGGATCGTGGCCTGATGCTTGAGAAGCTGCGCGATTATATCCGCCCGCTGACGGTCGCCGCGCTGGTTGCGGTGCTGCTGATCGGCGCGGTGGCATCCGGTGTGCTGGAGGCGGTGGTGCCCGGCCTCGGTGTGCGCTTTACGGAGGGCGTGGCGGGCTGGTTCAAAGCTATCCCGCAGCCCTTCTACAACCTCGCAACGGTGTTCGGCCTTGGCTATGTCGGCGCGCGGACGCTCGAAAAGGCCGTCGCAACCCACTCCACCGCCAAATACAATCCGCCTGCTCGCTCGGACGTGGACGGCGATGCTCGCCCGATGCCCGAACCGGAGTTCGGCTTCGACCAAGAGAAGAAACCATGATCGACCCTGCCAGCCTGACCTTCGCCAAGGTCGCCAAGTTCATCGGTATCCGAGGCGGCATCGCGATTGCCTTTGCACTCGCGCTCGCCGGAACCGCCACCGTGCTGCACTTCGTCGATGCCGACCGCGACAAGTGGCGCAGGACCGCGCACCAGACCGAGGTGAAGCTGGAGGTGTCGAACGCCTCCATCGCTGATCTCAAGGAAAGCCTCGCCGTGTTCGTCGGCGCGGGCAAGGCGGCGCGTGTCGCCCAACTGGCCGCTATCGAAGCGCAGGCCGAGAAGTCGGCGGCATACCGCGCGCAGGCCGACGCGATCGAGGCGATGATTGCCGAGTTCGAACCCGGCGACCCCTGCGACTGCTCCACCCCTGAACTGCCGTAAGGAGATCGACGATGCGAACCTTTGAGTGTTTCTCAATAGTCGCCGCCCTGCTCGCCCTCGCGGCCTGCTCTCACACCGAACCGGGCATCCGCGTCGAGCGCGTGCCCGTCCCCACTCCGGTCCCCTGCGTCAACGCGGCAGACCTGCCCGAAGAGACGCCGGAACTGGCCGAGATCAGCCCCGATGCGCGCGTGGCCTACCTGCAACGCAGCGCCGAGGCTGCAGACCTGCGCGCCGAAGTCGGCGACCTGCGCGCCCTGATCGTGCCGGGCTGCCTCGCCGTCGAAGCGGTGGCCGGAACCGGCGAATGAGCGGAGCGGCGGCTAGGCGGTCCGCGTCGCGCGCCAGCAGCCGGGCGCTTCTTCCCAGCGCATCGTGAACCCGGCGGCATCGTAGGATGCCTCGTAAGTGTCCCGCTCACTCTCACCGACCAGCTGGCTGGCCCCGACGCGCATCCACGAAACGTCTTTCAGCACCACCCGCGCCGGTCTCCCCAGCGCCGCGCGAGACCTTCGCGCACCAGCACTTCCCCCACATCGCCGAATCGCGCAAGGGTACGTCCATAACGGTCCTTTCCCTCGCGCTCGATCGTGAAGCTGCGTTCATTGAGCAGCTCGACCAGGCGATCCCGCGCCGCCACGGCCAAGCGCCGCTCGCGCACACACTCCCCCCGCATCTCCGGCGCATCGATATCGAGCAGCCGGATCTTCTCGCGCGCAATCCAGACGGTGTCCCCGTCGACAACGCAGGTAACACGCCGCGCCGGCGGCGCAGGGCAAAGGGCGATAGCAAGGGCGGTGAGCATCATCATAACAGTTCGGGACTATTCCGGGACTCCGTGTTCCGTTGAGTGCTTTCGGTTGCCGCCATGTTCCGTTTTCATTCCGCTTGACGCCACCAAAAATGCCTCTAAAGCGGCGGAATTCCGTGCATCGGGCGATTAGCTCAGTTGGTAGAGCATCTCGTTTACACCGAGAGGGTCGGCAGTTCGAGCCTGTCATCGCCCACCACGCAGTCAATTCTCCTTAATATTCAGAATCTTGAGGTGAATTGACTGCGTGGAATTACCTCGCCGTTTCCGAGGGATACTCCTAAATTCAATAACTTACGATTCTCGCCAGAGACGCTTTTGGTCGTGGTAGACACGCCGACAATTAGCGCCGTTTCTCTAGCCGCAAATTTTGCGGTCGGAGGATGCATTGCACGATTGATGCAGATTTGAAGCTCAATCTACCATAGCACTACGTTTGCGGCATCTGCACCCAGCACAAAGGCGAAACGCAAAATTCGGTTCAGCGCTCCTTCAGCAAACTCATGACATCAGGGCTCCAGTATCAAGAGAAGGGTCTGTCCCTCGCCAACCTGCCCGCTCGGGCAAGGTGGTTCCGCAAGCAGCGGGATACGGCCGGAAGGCAACGAAGCGAGCGTGAGTTGATCCTGCCGTGTGAGTGACGTTCCCTTCGCAAGTGAAGGAGATCGCAATGCCCGTTATCGGTGGGCCTACCCCATACCACCAGAAGCTGCTTCTACCTCGACCGAACGACACAGTTCGCCAGGCGGTTCTGGAGCTCGCGCACCTGCTCCCCAAGGCATACAGGTTCGTCACTTCGGTCGGTTTTGGCCTGCGTAAACGACGTTTAGGTCTGGAACTGGCAGAGTTCGATTTCCTGCACCGCCTGCGCCGGGGAAGACCCGCCAGCCTCGAACAGCTGTGCCGCGTAGGCGACGCGATCATCAAGCAACGAAAGCGGAGTTCCCCTGGGGGCGCCCCGCGCCTCGCCGAGCCACTATTCGTGAACA